CTTCAACAGCTTGGTTATACGTCTAAAGAGTTGTCAACCATGAAGGTGCTACACTAACGTCACAGTGAAAGTAGACCGCATTGGTCAGAGCTCCCCAAGTCACCTGCAAATTGGGTGCCAAATTGCTCCCCAATGAAACGAGTGGGATCTCGACAAGAAGCCTAACAACTATCCTACCGTGAGCGGTGTGAGGCGGAGGAGTGGACTGGGCTAATATCGTGCCACCCGTAACCGACAAACCTAAGGTGTCTGAGACATCAGCTTGCCACGTGAGCGTCATAAGAAATCTTCCACTCTCATGGAAACATAGACGCGAAGAAACTTCACCATTTTCATTGAGACGGTTAATATTTATATCTCCGGCGTAGCCTGTCAGAGCTGCGTCCCCAAACACATTTGAGGTACTTATGTTTGATGCACAAGTAATCTGCAAGAAAGATGGGTCAGCCGGCTCAAACTCAGACAATTCGACATTGGCGTCGACAGTCAGAAGGCCACAGTCCTCACTCACTGAAGAACCGAAAGTGGCCACGAAAAGAACTCCGTTGTCATAAGGCTCAAGCTCAGCCGTTGGAGCTCCCCCATAGGCCCCTTCATCTCGTACTAATTTCTTTCCAAGACAGGGGATGCGAAACCTCTCATTAACATCATACAATCTGTGTATCTCACAGTGTTCCAGTTGAGAAAAGTCCCGCAAATTTGTGGGAGTTGCTCTATTTGGATTTGAGCTGAACCCTATGGCCACAGCACCGTTGGTCTGAGTACCTTTTATGGAATCATATTCCACGTAAGCCCTCAAGGTGTAGTGGACAAAATTCCGTGCCACACCTTTGAGCTGTGGAAACAACTCAGCATCACCAGGATTCACAGCAAACCGCGTGACATTAAACGTGTCCGCAATAGTCACCAAGTCAGCCACCACGCTTCCGGTGTTGAAAGAAAACGCGGCTCCACGATGCCGCCCACCCTTGTGCTTCCCTCTGGGGAAAGGTGTGGGCTTGGCGGTAAAACCTGCCGGGTGCAGATCCAAGTTATATGAAACTGGCTCACCCTTCTCAATCTTTTCATGCGCCACCTGGTAATTTGGCTTTCTCTTCCACTGAGGACGTCTGCCAACTGCTTGTGATTCAGTGATTATGGCCCCAGACATTGGCTCGCTGGCTTCCCCTAAAATGCTTCCCAGTAACTGGCCTCCGCGTTTGATATTCTTGAAGAAATTAGTCAATGCGGTTGGCCCTGGCATATAGGGCGTGCCATTATTAACTGGGTAATTTTGGGTCTCAACGAGCTCAAATGAGGGCTCTTGTACAGTGTAACTCATTTTAACGTGAATAACTTTAAATGATATATAAAGCGCCGCGGACGAACGGCACTGCTTCTACTCAAAGTTGCTTATGAAAGCATCCAATAGATCTTCTCTCACTTCCTTCCATAATTTGGACTTCTCCTCATTTTCGGGAAAAGGGTTGGTCGTGAGGGCATCATACTTTCCTCTGAAACTCTCCATCTTCAAGTCTCTAGAGGGTTCTTTCAGCTTATCGCAGAATGACACTAACGTCTTCTCGACATTGACTAAAGCGGGCAACTTGCCCTTAACCCACCTATGGCTACAGAATGTAAAGTCATCTGGGGAATTCGTCTGAACCTCGTGAAGAGGAACCTTCATTTTCGCATACCTTGCTACCAAATCTTCAGAAGTTTCCGAAGAGAACTCAATACAGTCGTCCCCCATGGCAAATGGCACGCTATCCACTCGGATGGCTTCTATCGCTCTCGCTATAGAATTTCCCATACATGTCATCTTGCGACCGGACAACTGAATCAAGCGTTTAAACCTGAACTTCAGCCTACCGACCGAAAACTCCATATCCTTGAGAATCTCCACCCAAGTTTTAGCTGCCAACAGCCAATCCTCCTTCTTAGATCCTGCAAAAGTCCTTATAGCGTAAGAGAGAACTGCCTTTTCCTGCTCCTCAGAATATCGTTTTTCAAATCCTGGGATGTCGGTCGAATACAGACTAACTTTTCCTTCTTTGGACAATTGTTTATAGACTCTAGAAATGTACTTGGAGACTTCTTTTGATTTCTCATTTGTTGCGCCCCATGAGACGCCGGGAAATCCAAAAGTCATGCCTGGTTTCCTTCCCTCCACAATCGCTCGATTATGAGCGTCATGTTCCTCTTGAAATCCCGCCCAAATATAGGTCTCGACAGCCTGAGCTTGTATCGAGAACCCAACAATGGTACGGTACTGAGGGGCCTTCTCCTGAGGGAACTCTTCAGAAACACACTTCCTAGTTGGATGTGGTTCCTTCTTGACGTGAGGCAAAACGGTCGGGAAATTGGTTTCCATATCCTTCCCATCCATTTTCCGGTGCAGGTCGTCAATCCCCTGAATAATTGCTATCAGGGCCTCACCAAGCGCTTTCTCACGCACCTGGGAAATTGAACGAAAACTCTTGCTCCAGGGATACCCCGGTGACGAGGTACCATCCATGCCTTCCAAGATATTACCAGCAATAAGCATCTTCTCCGCATCTTTCAGCGAGAGCCAGTCAATGGTAAAATACTTCGGTCTCCACGTCGTTCCAAAATACTCAGCGAGTCTTTTAGCTGCGTCGGGATACGACAAGACTTTTTCGGCTTCTCCGCCCATGGGCTCTTTGTTCACGTGATGGTACAATGAAGACAGAAATGTCTCTTCAGACACCTTTGGCATAGCATACTTGGCGAACACTCCGGGGTACTTCTTCCTCAACGCCATCTGTTCTTTGTTATATTTCTTATTATTAGAATAAAACTCCTTCAGTGGCTTGGAGAGAATTTCTATGTCTTTGAGGTAGGGAGTCAATCTCTCAACCCACTTTTCAAACATTTTCTGAGTATCTCTCTTCTTCTTATGAGGCTTTTCCTCCTTCTGCTCACATTCCTGTAGCTGGCTGCCATGGGTCACCATCTGGATAGCGCTCAGCTGTTCCTTAGACTCATTGTCGAATTTGGGGTCCTTTCGGACTCTCCGTTTGATTCTAACTTTCGTCTTTTTGGCTGGCGGCTTTCCTTTGGGCAACTTTTCCACTGCATTCAGAACTCTCTTAGTCAACTTCTGATCGCCGAGTGACTTAAGGGCCTTCTGCAGAGCCGATGTAGGCTTGGCTTCATCACCATGGTCAAAGAAGCCTTCTGCTTCGAGGATTTGTTCCTCCTCGTCAAAGACCATCGATAACCAATCATCTATGTCACCACTACCAATCGGGGATCTGTATCCTTCGGACATCAACTCATCATGTGCTTCATAAAACACCCATTTAGCGAAATCTTGATTATTGAGCAGATCATCAGAAATCCTCTGCATGGCTAGCATCCTATTAAAGGACGTTCCATCACCCTTGAGAATTTTCTTCAGATGTCTCTTCTTCATATGGATTGAGCTCTCATTAGCAAACCCCTGACCTGGTTTCGGGATTCCATCCAGAGTCTCTCCCTCTTTCGGGGGCAGAAGCTCCTTCAGGTCATCTCTACCGACTTCAGGATTCTGGGTCAACATTGTAAACAAGAGCGACAGATCCAAATATCTATTTTTCTTACGCTCGGTATCTTTAACGAAAGCACCTAAGTGCATTCCTATGACACTCCCGTTTTGGCACAGGATAGCTCCACTATGACCATGCCGAGTCGGAGCATTGTGAGTTCCTACCCATTCGGGCAGTAGCTCTTGCTCATCATCCGGCAACATTTCTCGTGAAGTAGCCCTTGCGGCAACGTAGTAAAACTCCATCTGACTGTTGTGATCGTTGTAGTCAACCAAATAGGCCGTTACCGAGGCATCAGCTACTCCCCTCAAATTGGGGGCCAGGCTTTCAAGCCCGGACTTAGCAAAGAAGCCTTGTCCCGGTCTACAGACAATCACATCCATGAACATAGAGGTGCCCTCCTTTGATCGAACTCTGGTTCTATAGCATTCCGACTTTGGGACTCTTGTCAGTTTAGCTTTCTCCTCAACATAAGTCATTATGTAACATCCTGAGAAATCAGGGGTCACATGCAAACAAGTTATGAGGTATTGGCCAACCCTGAAACACTGTCCTATATGCAGTAAATGGGTTTCGCCTTCCTGGACTCCCAGTACTGACTCACCTTCTACAATCGGATCTTTGAACACTAGTCCAACTTTCTTGTGGGGGGCACACCTTCTTACAAAACTATTTCCAGTCGATTGCTCATCAGGACTCAAATCATTATCCTTCGTTGTCTTAGGATGAATAATAAAAGACTCATTAGAGCCAATGCTTGACCAACCGCGTCTGGTGCCGTCGAAGTACGCAACTCTAATAGAGCGCTCAGACCATATCCATTTGAACAAACGCCAAATGACTACGGCCACTAAAACAGCGACGCTGCAGGCCAAAACCAACTTATCAACTGAGATCTTCATCGAACAATACTTAGCTTTAGGCTCGTAATAACTCGAAACAATCTAGCTTTGAAGACTTG